ACCCAAGAAAATGATTATACGGTAAACTGATTTTACCTTCTGCAAAGCGTCTGCGCTGTCCCCATGTAACATTTTCGGAAATGGAACGGCTTTCTTCCTGTGCGAGTGATGACATAATCGTGATAAGCAGTTCGCCTTTGGAATCGAGCGTATAAATCTGTTCCTTCTCGAAATATACCTCCACGCCTTTTTCCTTCAGCTTACGGACAGTAGTAAGGGAATCAACGGTATTTCGGGCAAATCTGCTGACGCTTTTTGTGATGATTAAATCAATACGACCTGCAAGAGCGTCCTCTATCATCTGCTGAAAGCCTTCACGATGTTTTGTTGAGCAACCGCTGATACCCTCATCGGTATAAACACCCACAAACTCCCAGTCCTCACGCCCTTTAATGTAGCTTGTATAATATGCCACCTGTGCTTCATAAGAAGTAAGCTGTTCAGCAAAATCCGTTGAAACACGGGCATAACCTGCCACTTTCCTTTTTGCCTTTGTATCCATCATCATTCTTGTCTGAGGATTGATGGTCTGAGGTATCATTGTGACTTTCCTTGGCATTGTAAACTCCTTTCTCTGGCTTTTTGCTTCATTTCATCAGTCCAGCTTTTTCTTCGGGATATATGTTCCCATTTGCGTTTTTCTTCATGACCGTCATGGAAAATGAAAATCAGTTCATAAGGTGCAGGAACAAGTATCCTGCTGATTTTTCTATGTATTGTTTTCTCATCAAATTCTTTGATTTCAAGAACATCGCATAAAACTTGATATAAGACATCTTCCGGAATTTGTTTTGATGTAGGACAATATTTCTTGCCTCTCCGCGTAAAAGTCGAACAACTCCAGGCAATTTTGTTTTTATACACTTTACGCTGATAATTCTTACCACAGCAGCCGCACTGTATCATACCGGATAATGGGTATCTGTTTGTTGCACCTTGATATGAATACCGTTCCTGACGCTCTGCAATCATTTTCTGTACCCTTTCAAAGGTGTTCAGGTCAATAATCGCTTCATGGGCTTCCTCAACCAGAAACATCGGCAGTTCCCCATGATTCTGCATTTTCTTTTTCTCTATGTGGTTATTGCGATAGTACTTTTGCAAAAGCATATTGCCGATATATTTTTCATTTGACAAAAGTTCCTTGATTCTTGGAGAAGTCCAGAGATTGCCTTGTGCAGTTCTTATGCCCATTTCATTCAATTTATTTGAAATAGCTTGACCACCCATACCCGACAGATAATCAGAAAATATCATTTTGACGATTTCTGCTTCAACGGGTTCTATTTCCAGAACACCATCAGCATTTCTGCGATACCCGAATATTGTAATACTTCCTATTTTCCCCTGTTCAAAGTCTTTTCTGATTTGCCATTTTCTGTTTTCACTGGCCGACAGACTTTCTTCCTGTGCGTAGGATGCAAGAATGGTGAGCATCAGTTCACCGTCTGAACTCATACTGTGAATGTTTTGTTCCTCAAAAAGTACATCAACACCCAATTTCTTCAGCTCACGGACTGTTTCCAGAAGTGTGAGCGTATTTCGGGCAAAACGGCTTATTGATTTTGTAAGGATAAGATTTATCTCCCCATTCCTGCACCGTTCCAGAAGCTTTTGAAATTGTTCCCTATCCTCTTTAGTACCGGTTATAGCTTCATCGGCATATACACCACAATACTTCCAGCCAGGATGCTTTTGGATTTTTTCACTGTAATAGCTGACCTGAGCCGATAAGGAATGAAGCATTGCGTCTTTACCACTTGAAACCCTGGCATAAGCTGCAACATTCAATAAAGACGGCATTTTGGGAATAAACTGAACCTTTTCTATCACTCGTTTCATCACTTCCACCTCCTCAGTGTCACATATTAACTCTATACCAAGGCAGAAGTCAAGGTATTTCACGATATATACTGCACAAAGATATGTCAAATTTCTTGGCGATTTTAACCTCACATTTTTGAAATTCAGCCTGTGTGATGATTCCTTCCTGCATCCACTTACGGAAAATGGAGACAGACAACTTGTATGCCGTTAAACGCTGTAATTTATCCATTTCTCCTCCTATAGCAGACCACAGAACAATATTTTCGTTTTTTACTTGCATAAGCATAAAATTTCTTTCCGCAGGACGCACAAACGCATTCGGTCATACCGTCTGAATGTTTATGTTGTTCACGCCAGTAAAGACCACGGCATTTATCAGAACAGAACTTCTTTTGTTTTCTCCCCTGTTTCTGCTCAACGTGCATACCACACATAAGACAGCTGTTCTCAGATTTTCGCCTTTGAAGATATGACTTTATTGTATTTGGGGATATTTTCAGCTCTTTGGCTATTTCTGAAATACTTTTTCTATCACGTTTTAAAATGTCAATTCTTCGCTTTTCTTCGGTCGTCATAAAGACACCTCCTACTGATATTTGAAAAGTCCTTTCAATAGCTATAAGACAGTTTTTCTGCTTTTGAGTACCTTTCAAGTATCAGTCAAAAGAAAGTTCCGAAAAATTAACCCCCTTAAAATAGTAAAAAAGCTGCCGAGGATAATTCCTCGACAGCCTAAAACTCAAATATCCTTTTTATTTACCCAACCGGTCACATACTGACCAATTGGATTTTTACCACAGAATGCAGCTTTTGTAGTAACACGATATCTGCCATTGACCTCAATTCCATCATACAGATAGAATGTACCGCTTTTCTTTGTTCCGCTCTTTGCAGATGAAGATGCATAAAACACAGTATTATTCAGCATAACCTTATCGCCTTTTTTAAAGATCTTAGTTGCTATGAATACTGTCTTTCCACTTTCATCAAACACAGAATATCCTGCCTTACAAATCTTCTTTGCGTTATCAATAGAAGAAAAAGCACCAAGCTGTGACTTAGCATCAGCCCAGGATTTTCTCACTCTGTAAAGATGTTTATCTGAATTCATATACGACTGCACCTTTGCCTTAAATTTATCCCAATGAGGCAGAATATATGCAGGACAGTATTTTCTGCTGTACCAATGGTTATGAGTATAAAGGTGATTGATATCAAGATTGTACTTATTCAGAAGTGCTGCAGCAAGTCTTGCACAGTTATCTTCTGACTTCTTGTCCTTATCATTGTAAGCTGAACTCATAATGCATTCAATTGCAATAGTTTTTCTGTTTCCGTCACCGTTGCCATCGGCAGCGTGCCAACCACTAAGCGTTAAAGGCAGGTTCTGCCACGCACAAGTGTTGTCAACATAATAATGAACTCTAACATCGTTCATATTTCCGTTGACAGTTGCTCTGGTATACTGCTCGGCAGGAGTAGTTCCTGTGGCAGTCATAATCCAATCGGTGTTATGCACAGTTACACCAATAATTTTGCCCTCCATTGAAACGGAGGGCATATCGATTTTATTGGGATTGTGTTTTGTGAGTAAATACTCGTTGACGGTCACACCGCCAAGTTTTGTAGTCTTATCAGCTTTCAGAATTGCCATCGTCGTTTTCCTCCTTGATTTTTTCTTCTGCTCTTCCGACTTTAGTCTGAAGAACATCAATTGCGTTCTTTACAACAGGCGGATAAGGAATACCCATTAAAGTTGTGTTCTCTACAATAGAGAGAAGTTCGTTCAGACAAAAGCTTATGCAAACTGTATCACGGATATATGTAGTTCCAAGAAGAATATCAATTCTTACAGCGACTACAACCATAAGCAGAATACAGAACTTCTTTGCAAGACCTATCCACCCTGCCTTACTGTTAAGCTTACCACTTTTGCTGTAATTCCTTTACACGGTCATTGGCAATTGTCAACGCCCTCTGCATTACCATTTCAGGACTGTTCCATGCTTCTTCAACGGAAATAAAGTACTGACGGAATCTCCTGCCAAGTTCTGTACGCTGAATCATGCACAGCTCCTTTGCCATCGGGATAGTAAGCATATGGTCAGTAGCAGGTCTGCCGCCTGTACTTTCGGACAAATTTGTCCAAAAGTCCTTATTTTCAGTAAATCCGTATTCTGTCATGCGCTCAAACCATTTCTTATATGGAGTTTCAATCTGTAATGCCGTATGAAGCTCACGTCCGGAAACAACAGGACGCTGAGGATTATCATAGTTGATTGTAATCATTTCGTTCATAGTATACCTACCTTTCTTATTTCCCACCCACGGCAATGCCGCAAACGCCCACCCGTCTTTAATTTAATTAAGAGAGAAAATCATCATCGTCATCATCAGCGAAATCGTCTTCTGCACGGCTCTTGCCGCCGAGGGGTTCGCCGTCACGGAGCTTCTGAATGTTGTTCAGACCGCAAGCGATACCACGGTTGCCGTTGGTATTGAATGCGTAGAAGTTGATGGACGCTCTGCCGTAGATACCGCTGTAGATTTCGCTGGTATCAAGAATCGGCTGACAGTCCGCATCCACTACACCCGGCTTGCTTGCAGAGTTAGCATTGATGAAGTAGCTATCTGCATAAGCCGGATCGTCCGGACGTTCCGTGTCACCGTCACGGAGAGGTGTCTTGAGAACGGAGAGTGCCGGTACGGACTTGCCGTTGCCCTTCAGCTTAGACTGACCTTCATCATATGCAGCCTGAATTGCCGCCTGTACTTTTCCTATGGTTACGGTATCAGACTTCGGAATGATGAGGGACACGCTGTATTTAGGTGTACCACCATTCCTTGATGCTTTCCGCTAACTCTGACAGTGTTTCATCTTCTGCCACATGAAACGGATTGTCGGGGAACGGGTATTGTATGGAGATTGTACTTCTACTTTCAAGGTGAGAAGTACCGTTGCACTGGCAGAAATTTTTTTAACTGGTTTCCTGCCGTTCTCTGATATGCTA